CCTTCAGTAAAAGAGATTTTTAAAATAGATCATCATGTACAACATGCTAGTTTAGCGTTTTATAATAGTGGATTTAAAGAATGTTTAACTGTAGTTGTTGATCGGAATGGATCCGAACGTGCAGGCGTTACTGAAAGTGAAAGCATTTATCAATGTTCATATCCAAATAATTTTGTTCCTGTTTATAAGTCTTATGTTAAACCTTGGTATGGTAGATATTTTAATAGTGAAAGTTTTAAACCCAATGTAAATAAGATTATTTGTGAACTGACTGAAATGTATCCAGGATGTCATTTTTCAGTTGATTCATATTTTAATATTTGTTCTGTATATGAATCAGCAATTGCATTAATAAATCAACATCCAATGGAAGCTGGTAAGGTTATGGGATTGGCATCCTATGGTAAGTCTTTTCCAACTTCACGTTTGATTTATGATGGTAATCCTATTGATTCTAATTTTCATACTAGACAAGTACATGGTATTCTCTGGGGATCTACTCCAGGTAAACATCCAATGACTATTAATAGAGAATTGGATTTAAAGCAAACTGATAATATAACTACCGATAATTATCAATTGTATGCAGATTATGCACATCAGGTTCAATGTGAAACACAAGAAGCTCTTGGTGATTTAATTGAAAAGTATTCTGACCTTTCATCTAATATTTGTATCAGTGGTGGATATGGATTAAATGTAGTTGCCAATCAATATTTAACAGAAAGATTTCCTTGGAAGAATTTTTATTTTGAGCCTATTGCTACTGATGATGGTAATTCTATAGGATCTGCTTTATTTTGTCATCATAAAATTACTGGATCTACAGAACCAAATGATTTTAAAGATACTATGTTTCATGGTAAGGAATATCCTATACCTAAAGAATATAAAACATGTGAATTAGATTTTATTGTAGATAGTTTATGCAATGATAAATCAGTTGCAGTGTTTCATAAACAAGCAGAAGCAGGTCCAAGAGCATTGGGTAATAGATCTATTTTGTTCAATCCTTACAATCCTGATGCTAAGGAGATTGTTAATAAGATTAAAAAGAGAGAATGGTATAGACCTTTTGCAGCAATGGTTTTAGATTATGAAGCACCATACTTATTTAATATGGGTATGCATGAAATTAATGAGAAAAATTATAAGTATATGACAAGAAGTGTTACGGTAAGAGATCCATTTCTTTATGGTGTAACTCATGTTGACCAAACGTGTCGGATTCAAACTATAGATTATAAGCATCATTTATATCGTTTGCTTCGTAGTATAAGTAGTCATACAGGTTATGGAGTTTTATTAAACACTAGTTTTAATTTAGCTGGTGAACCGTTAGTTGAAACACTTGCGGATGCAGAGAAAACATTCTATAATAGTGACCTAGATATTCTCTGGTTTCCAGAGACCAACCAATTTATTTCTAAAGATTAAAATGACTGTAAAAAACATACGTTTCACTAGCGGTGAAAATGTTATCTGTGAGTTGAATGAGGAGAAGGAAGATACTATTGTAATTGCAGATGCAATCATTGCTATGCCAGCAGGTGAAGATGGCACTCAAATTGGGTTTGCTCCTTGGGCTCCATTACAAGATCCTGATATTCATGAACTTGAAATCAACAAAAGAAATGTAATGTATATTACAGAAGCTGTCCCAAGTTTAGTAACACAGTATAATACAATGTTTAATAAACCATCCATTGTTACTCCAAATACAGGTAAGTTAATTCTATGAGAATAGGTGTTATGTGCTCTGGTAAGGGCACCAACTTCGAGAACATTTTACGCACTTGTAATAAGCATGAGGTTGTGTTGATGATACACAACAAAAAAGATTGTGGTGCTATAAAGGTGGCAGAAAAGTTTGGTGTCCCACATTGTCACATACCACATAAAGATGAAGAGAGGATGATTGATCTCTTAAAAGTATGGCGTGTGCAACTTGTTGTGCTTGCAGGATACATGAGGATCTTATCACCCAATTTTATTAACTCATTCCCAGAAAGAATTATTAATGTGCATCCATCTTTACTTCCCAAGTATAAAGGCATTGATGCTGTAGAGCAAGCATTGGAAAGTGGAGATGATGTTACAGGATGCACTGTCCATATAGTGACAGAAGAGTTAGATTCTGGTAGAATACTGCTGCAGGGAAAAGTCCCTATTGAAAAAGATGATACGGTAAAAACTTTAACCAAACGTATACAACGTTCTGAGTATGGTATTTTACCAACGGCAATCAACAACTTTACATTATGAAATCTTTGAAAACACCTCTTCGATATCCTGGAGGTAAGTCACGTGCTATTACAAAGATGGCACAGTTCTTACCAGACATGGGTAAGTATAAAGAGTATCGTGAACCTTTTCTTGGAGGTGGATCTGTTGCTTTGTACATGACAAAGACCTTTCCTCATTTAGAAATATGGGTTAATGATCTTTATGAACCGCTAGTTAACTTCTGGCAACAATTACAGGATGATGGAGATGAAATTGCGAAAGACTTACGTGCCCTCAAAGAGAGACATGATTCCACAGATAGAGCCAGATACCTTTTTCTGGAATGCAAAGAAAATCTTGACAAGGAGGCTACGCCCAGAGATCGTGCTGTCTATTTTTATGTTATCAACAAGTGCAGCTTTAGTGGTCTTACTGAGTCCTCGTCATTCAGTGCCCAAGCATCACAGTCCAACTTTTCAATTAGAGGAATCGATAAGTTACCTGGCTATCAAGAGTTAATAGAGGATTGGACTATAACCAATTTGACTTATGAAAGGATGTTGAGTGATGAGAAGGATTCATTTATATACCTAGATCCACCTTATGAGATAGGAACAAATTTATATGGTAAGAAGGGTGAGATGCATAAGTATTTTGATCATGATGCATTCTCTAAAGAATGTGATGGATTTACTAGTCATCAAATGATATCTTATAATGCTTCTCAGTTAGTCAAGAGTCGTTTTAAGGAATGGAATGCACATGAGTATGATCACACATATACTATGAGATCTGTAGGTGATTATATGAAGGATCAGCAAGGAAGAAAGGAATTGGTATTAACCAACTATGGCATATGATGATCGATATCCTCTTAAGGATTATTTGAATAGTCTCAACTATAGTAAGGAATATCTCATGGGAGATGATCCTGGTTGGGAAAAGAATTACTCCCCTTATGTAATTAATAAATGTATGTCTCACCATATGGATACTATCATGTATGCCAATGAGATGAATCAGTATTCAGCATTAGATAAGCAACTTCAGTATGATTTTTATATACATATAGTGAGGTCTCGTAAAAGGTTTTCACCTTGGGGCAAGAAACAGAAGATGAATGACTTGGAAGTTGTCAAACAATACTATGGTTATAGTAATGAAAAGGCTAGACAAGCTCTTAGCATTCTGACTCCTGATCAAATTACTTTTATTACAAACAAACTGAATAGGGGAGGAAAGAAATGAGCGAAGAACTTAGTTGGTCTAAGGAAGATATGGTGCAGGTGACTTTAAAGGAACCTGATGATTTTCTAAAAGTCCGTGAGACATTAACTCGAATTGGAGTTGCTTCTAAAAAAGAAAGGAAGTTATTTCAATCTTGTCATATACTTCATAAGAAAGGATCGTATTACATAGTACATTTTAAAGAACTGTTTGCTCTAGATGGTAAGAGAGCAAATCTTTCTTTAAATGATGTGCAACGTAGGAATAGAATCATACAACTACTGAGTGATTGGGGTTTAGTTGAGATATCTGATGTTGATAGAATCTCTGATGCTGCACCTTTAAGTCAGATAAAAGTTATTTCGTATAAGGATAAGGGTGACTGGACTCTTGAGTCTAAGTACAATATTGGTAAGAAGAAGCAACCTGTAAGTGAAGGTTAAGGATTATATATAGAACAGTTACAATAGATATATGGCTGAAGAAGAAGTAACGGAAGTGAAAGAAGAAGAGGAGAAGAAGAAAGGTCCGTTAGGTAAACTAAAGGATGCTATTCTACCAGATGCCGAGGAACAAGCCGCCATCATCTCCACAGCTGTCAGAATTACGGTCCTTGCCTGGAGCGGTGGAATTTTGACTTTGAACTACGTTTCTATACCAGGTATACCACAACAGAAAATTGATCCAACATTCATAGCTTCGGTGTTCACTGGGGTTTTAGCTAGCTTCGGAATCCAGACGGCTTCTAAGAAGGGTGATGGTACTATGAAGATGAATGGTAACGGTAATGGTAACGGTAATGGTGGAGCTCCCCCTGTTACTGCTAAAGATATTGAGGCGATCATAGCGAAAGCTGGACCTACTCAGACAATCAGAATTGAGCAAGCACCTCTTAAAATAATTGGTGTATCCGATACTGATGAAAAACCTTACAAACTATAGAGTCATGAAATTTAAGTTTAACGATATTGCTAATGCAATTAGTGTAGTATCAGGAGTAACACTCGCTGGTATCATAGGTGTAGGAACATACGTCTTTGTAAACAAGGATGCAATCATTGATGACATCAAAGATGCAGCAGTTGAGTCTGTCATGGGTGGTATGGGTGGATCTCTAGGTGGAGGTGCTTTACCTATAGGTGCTCCTGATCTTGCACCTCCTGCTGATCAAGCATCTACACCTCCTGCTGCTGGATTGGGTCTTCCTATTCCTGGCGGTTTCTAATGGATTTGCAAAAGATTGCTTCTACTGGCACGGCAGTGACCGTGCTAGGTACTGGTGCGTTTGTCGGTGGCAATCATGTCGTTGACCAACAAACTGGTGGTCCAGAGCGAAGACAGTCTGAGCAAATAGAACAAATAAGACAGGTGGTTGCTGAAGAGTTGTATCTTCAACTCAAGGATGCATTCCCACCCAAGACTGGTGGAGTATCTGGTAAGAAGGATGCACCACCTTTAAATTATAGACAAGTAACACCACAACGATGAAAGGTTACACCAAAGAAGATATTAAAAGAATCTTAGGATCTTCTTGGCCTACTATGCCTGAAGGACACGAGACTGGTAATCAGTTAAGAAGAAGAAAGGGTAGGGAGATGAGAGAAGGGAAAAGACCTTATCCCACATACCCTGCAAAGAAGGTAGGTCCAAACTTTGATGAGAATGGAAAGTACATCTACCCAGAAGGATCTGGATTTAATTATATGGATAGATTAGATCCTAATTCTGAATGGGGTGGTAAAGTATCTTAATT